TGGGCGGGGCTCATATGGGGAGAGGGCGCGACGATAACCGCAGGCGCGGAAGACTCGCCCGAGACGCAATGGTTGCGGGTGCTCATCGACCACGACGACCTGGTTGAGAGCGCGGAGCGGATGGTGGCATCCTCGATCGTCGCGCTCGACTGGCTGCTCACCGGGGTAGTGATGGACAAGCGCGGCGCACCCGTCACGGCCTCGGGTTTGAACCTCGACATAACGAGGGCGGGCGACATCATCCCGCTTTCGTGGGACAAGCGCACGATACGCGAGGTCGCGCTCGTCTCGCATGACGCGCAGCATGTGACGGTACGGGAGCACCGTGTCGAGGACGGTAGGCGGGTCATCGTCAACCGCCGCTTCGACGTGCAGGGCACCGCTATCGCTAAGGAGTGGCCACCTGAACAGCTCATCGGCGCGGGTATCACCCCGAAGCTCAAGCTGGACCTGCCGTACTCCGAATACCCGACATTCGCGCTGGCGATGCCAGCTATCGCAAACAACATCGACCCGGACTCACCGTTCACCGTCTCGGTTCTGCACGCCGCCCGTGACGCTATCGGGGTGGCAGATGACTACTTCGACAACCTGGGTAACGACGTGGAACTCGGCCGGAAGATGATGTTGATCTCCGAGATGCTGCTCCGAAGAGACGACGATGGAAACGCCATCCCTCCGAGCCGCGACCGACAGTCGTTCTTCCTCATGCTACCCGGCAGCGTCGATACCGAAGACCCGCCGCTTAAGGAGTACAACCCGGACCTGCGCGTGGACGAGAACGAGCGCGGTATCAACCTGGCTCTATCACTCGTGTCGAAGGCCGTTGGCATGGGGTACGGACGGTACCGGATGGAAGGCGGAGCGCTCAAGACCGCTACCGAGGTCATAAGTCAGAACTCGGATCTGTATCGGACGCGAAAGAAGCACTTCCGCGCCTTCGCCGCGTCAATCGAGACGCTGGCACGCGCCGCGCTCGTGCTCGGGCGCGAGGTCATGGGAGTGCCGGTAGACCCGTGTATCCAGATACGCGTCACGTCCGACGACAGCGTCATCGAAGACGACGCGGCTAAGCGCGAGAGGGCGCGCGATGCTGTCAATGCGGGGTTGATGAGCAAACTACGCTACCTCGTCGAGATCGAAGGACTGACCGAGGAAGCGGCACGCGTGGAACTCGAAGAGCTTTCGAAAGACGCGCCATCGTTCTCCCTGCTCGATTAAGGGGGCACCGTGGCCCTCTCCCCCGTACAGATAGCCGCTATCGCTAAAGGCGTAGTCGAGGTGTTCGCCCGGCTAGAGGTTGACCTGCGCGTGACCGCCGCCAAGCACATCGTGCGCGAGGGAGTGGACGCGGAAGCCGCGAGGCGCGCCATCGCAGCGACAGGCGGACGCTATAGCCGCGAGGTCGAACGAGCGATCGCGGATGCCGTCGTCCGGTCGGTACAGGCCGCGAACGCTACCGATGACGTCATCTACGCCGCCGCTCGAAACGCCGGTATCCTCGGCCCGCTCGTGCCCGCGACCGATGCGGCTATCGTGAAGGCCATCATCGACGCTGGCATCCTATCGGCGGTCAACGCGGGGAACCTCACCGCGACAGGAGCCGTGCTATCGACGCAGGCCGCGTTCACCGCAGCGCTCGACCGCGCGCTGATAGAAACGCTTTCAGGGACAGTCTCGCAGACACAGGCGATTCGGACCGCCGTAGACGAGATAGCGCGGTTCACGCCGACCGTGCGGTACGTCGCCGCGTCGGGCAGGGTGATCGAGCGCAGCGTGTACGGCGCGGTGCGTTCAGCGGTGACGACGGCGGCGCACCAGACAGTCGGGCGGGTTCAGTTCGCGCGAGCCGACGCGATGGGGGTCCGGCACGTCGAGGTCTCCGCTCACGTTGGCGCCAGACCCTCTCATGCCGAATGGCAGGGTCAAGTCTATGGCTATCCCGAGCCGTTCACGTCGATATGCGGATACGGTGCGGTGGACGGGATATACGGAGTCCATTGTGGGCACTCAGCAGCTCCGTTCTTGCCGGAGATCATGGAGCCGACCGACTATTCGGAGGTCCTGTCACGCGACGCCGAGCGTGACTACGAGTTGTCGCAGCGGCAGCGGCTGTGCGAGCGCAACGTGCGCGAGTACGCGGGGCGGGCGGAGGTCTATCGCGCGGCAGGGGAGACCGACGCGGCGAGAAGGTACGAGGGGCTGGCGGCCAAGTGGACCGGGGAGGCGCGTGCGGTGGCGCGGCAGCGCGGCGACATCCTAAGGCTCGACCGCATGGAGCCGACGCCGAACTTCAAGTAGCGTGGTACAATCCGATGTGACGGAGCGATATGCTCCGTTGCCCGCACGCCGAACATCGGCGTCCAGTATGGACACGTGCGGGGTGACAGCGGAAGAAAGGGACGGACATGCCTGAGTACGACTTCGCTAAGCTGTTCGACGGCAAGGAATCGCTCACACTCGAAGAGCTGAAAGAAGCTCTCGGGGACGCGAAGCTCGCAGACCTCGCCACGGGTGAGTACGTGAGCAAGGGCAAGTATGACGACGCGATGAAAGCCGCCGCTAAGAAGCAGGCGGAACTCGCAGCGAAGGTCGAAGAACTCACTCAGGCGGCTGAGGAGCCGAAGTCGCAGGTGGAGAAGCTAGCCGCCGAGATCGAGGCTTTGAAGAAGTCGCATGAGGACGCGACTCAGCGCGCCACACGGTTGGAGCGCGAGAAGGCCGTTTCCGCGAAGGTGAGCGATCCTAAGCTGGCGAAGCTGGCGCTCATCGAGGCCGAGGCGTTGATGGACGACGACACCGACTTCGAGGCCGCGCTCGCAAAGCTCATCGAGTCCGACCCTGACTATACCGCCGAACGAGAGACCGAAGAGCCCGGAACTCGGTTCGTCACTGGCGTGCCGACGAAGGGCAGGCCGTCCGGCACGCCTATCGACGAGGCCGTTAAAGCGGCGGAGAAGGCGGCGGGGCTGTCAGACGAATAGGAGACACCGATGGCTAACTCGATCGCTTTGGGCGAGAAGTTCTTGCCCGTACTCCAGAAGATCTACAAGGCATCCGCCAAGACCGCCGTGCTTGAGGACACCGCCGGTGCTCCTCAAAAGACCGACATCGCCGGAACGTACAAGATTCCCGTTATCGAGACTGTCGGGCTCGGCGACTATGACAAAGCCACCGGCTCGCCTGCCGGTGACGTGACGTTCGCGTGGAAGTCCTACCAGTTCGCCAGGGACCGCGCGCGCCGCTTCCAGGTCGACGTAGTGGACGACCTCGCCACGTTCGGGCTGGCGTTCGGTGGCGTCGCCGCCGACTTCAACAAGCGCCACGTCGTGCCAGAGATCGACGCGTACCGCATCTCGAAGATCGCCAGCACCGCCAGCATCGGCGGGACTCAGGCAGACCTCGAAAACGCCGCCGCATGGAAGGCCGCACTCAACGAAGCGCTGGTCTACATGGACGACGCCGAGGTCGATGACTCCGAGCGCGTGCTGTTCATCACGTCCGCCGGATACAGCGCGGTCAAGAATGACGCCACGACCGCCGTTCAGACCGATGCGTTCGACCGTTGTGAGACGATCATCGTCCCTGCCTCGCGGATGAAGACCGCCGTTGATCTCAACGCTGGTGCCACTTCCGACGCTGGCGGATTCACCGCCGCCGAAAGCGCCGTCAACGTGAACTTCCTCATCGTTGACAAGGGCGCTATCTGGGCCGGGACCGAGCACGAAGCGCTCCGGATCTGGTCGCCGAGCGAGAACCAGGGCCCGAACGCGTGGCTCACCGACTACCGAATCTTCTACGACTGCTTCGTACGCCAGGGTCTGGAGAGCGGAGTCTATCTGCACAAGGCAGCCGAGTCTGTGAGCTAGGATTCGCCACATGCGCTACGATAGGGGCGGCTCCGATACGGGGTCGCCCCTAGTCGTTGGGAGGAGTCATGAGACTGTCGGAGTGGTGCAGGGCCGCGAAGGACAGCGGGGAGATGGCGCGGCTCGATTCGCTCGTGTATAAGATTGACGGCAAGCACTATGCGGCAC